AATTTCATCTAGTTTTTCGGCTAATGATTTGTTATCAGTACCGACAATTGTTTTTGTTTGTGTACTGTCAAAATTTCGTTTTACATCATTGAAACGATATTGAATGTTAAAGAATTTATTGATGTTACCAAGTAACTTGTCGTACTGTTCGTCAATATCTTCATTGCCATTTTCAACAATATTGGTAGCCAATACTAATTCTTTTTTATTGGCTTTAATTTCTTTTAGGAATATCTGTTGTTGTGAATTGTACTTACTAACAAGAGGTCGTATTAGATTATATAAAAATTTATACTCCCCACGTTTAAATCCTAGGTCACGTAAATTCTTATGTGGGTCTAAAAATACCCTAGGTTCCGGTGTAACACCGTCTTGTTCAGGTTTTGATTTTTTCCAATCGTCTACATCGTGATTACTAGCTAGTTTATTACCGGCGAGGTCATAAACGTGTAATTCAACTTGGTCAGTTTTACTTTCACCAAATTTAACATTCTTGGTTTCAAACTGTAATTCAAGTAGTGACTCGTCGTCACTTTTAATCCATTCACCTAATGTAGGAGTTTTAGATTTAAGAATTTCGTCTGAATTTTTGTAATCTTTTATAGCCATATTAGTAATGTTCCTTAATCCATTATAAATATTAGATTAGGAAATAATACGTAATCTAATGTGATCAGTTACCATTATTATTTTTTCTTCTTTTTTCGTTTAAAAATATCCTTCACTACTTTAACTACGGTTTTAGGAGATGGTGGTTTTCCTTGTTTTATGTCTTTTACAACAGCTTCAGTTACTAACGAAGCTCCTCCTGTAGCTATAGCAAGTCCTGTTTTAACAGGGTCCTTAGCTACAGCTTCAGCTACTAACGAAGCTCCTCCCGTTAAAACTGCTTTACCAAACCTTTCTTCTCTTTCGTTTTGAAGAAGAAGTTCTTCACGTGCCTCCTCTCTTTTACGTAAAGCTTCTTGTTCTTTTGCTAGTTTAGCTTCGGCTTCGGCTTTTTCTTCTGCTATGATGTCGTTAGCCTTTTTAATCTCTGCGGCTTTAGCATCCGCTATTTTTTGTTTTTGAAATCTAGTGTTTAGTTGAACAGAAGCTTGATATAAGGCTGAGTTAACTAACCAAAAACGTTTCTCCGCTGAATAGTCCTGATATTCGATTAATGGTTTTAGTCCCTCGATTTGCCATTCTTTTTCTCCAATAAGACGCATCCAATCAATTACGTTAGCGAATGTAATATCTTCGTTTACTTCTTCTTGTAGTTCTCCGTGATAGATTTTAAGTTTACCACCTTCAATACACTCATCAATAATATATAAATTCTTTTCTATTCCTTGTTGAGCTGACCAATGTGTTACCACTTCGTTTATTTCTATATCAGTTCCTTGTTTTATTGTACGTATTACAGCTGGAGGAAATATTTGTATATCTTCTATTGTTTTTCCGTTATTGTCTAATATAACTTGTGCCATTGCATAGTTTTTAATTCTTCTACGTTCTCCATTTTCTATAATCCAATAATCTAATTCAGTTTTGGATTTACCTCCATATAAGGGTGGAATACTAAATACTGTTCCAGCTGACGGAAGTGTTGTAAAACGTTCTCTTAACGTTTCCATTTGGTCATTAAGTGTTTCTATTTTTAATTCTTTAGCAGTAATGTCTTTCCGTTGTTTTGTTTTGTTAGTAGTTAACGTTTTTTTATCACTGTTTAAATCAATAATGTCATTTTCTAATTGTTTGATTTTTTCTTCCAATTCTTCAATTTCATTATCCTCTATGAAAGGTAATTCAATTTCTTTAAAATCAACATCCACTAAATTTTCAAATGTTGTACGTCTTAACATACGGTTGTCAACTAATTTAACAGGCAGTTTTGCTTCTTCTAATGTTTCATCTGATAGGACGTATCCAGCTAAGTTTCTTGTAATTTCTGGGTTGATAGGTTTTTTTAGAGTTGGATCTTTCTTTGCTTGTACATCATACTCTTCCATCAACTTCAAATATTGATCAACGTTTTTATTTAATTTGTTTAATATATTTTGATCTGTCTCCTCGTCTGATAATTCTTCTTCTAGTTTAGATATACGTAATTTATCACGTGTCTCCGGTGATATTATGGCATATCCTTTTTTGTTGTTTTTCTCTGTCCACTCCTTGGTTAAGATTTCATCTAGATTTGTTTTATTAAGAATACGTTTTATTATTGCGTCTTCATTTAAACGCATTTCTTGTTTATGTTGTTTAATTGGTTTTGGTTTTGGACTAATAGACTGTTTTTGTAAACGTGATGATGTTTTAGTAATTCTTTTACTTACTTTTTGGTTAATTCTATTTTCAGACGTTTCGTCTATTATAGGTGCTGGATTTACTACGTTAAATGTTAACTGTCTAGTTCTTGGTATGTTAGTTGATACACTGATAAATTCAGGTTCTACTATTTCAGTTTCACTACCATCTAATGCAATTTGTAATTGTTGTTGTGTGTTATAATCCGTAACATAATTAAATATGTCGGAACTAATATCAAGTACCACAGGTGAATTCAAATCATTAATTGTATTGGTATAAAAGTCAATCTCAGCATCTAAATTATTTATGGATACTAGTTGTTGAGGTGTTTTTGATTGTAAAACATCAAGTTCGTCTTCCATTTGATTAACTTCAACAATTAGTTCAGACCTTAATAAAGACCTAGTTGTTTCTTCATCAGCTGGGTCCTTACCCATCATTATTACAAATTTAGATGCGGTAGTGTCACGTTCTATATTTGTAGTTTCTATTATATCAAAAATCTCAGATAATATGTTTCCTTCTGGAATTGACTCCGCTACTTTGTTAAGTATAAATTCACTAGACTCGGTTAGTAGTTCTGTATTTTCGGAAACTAAGTTTACAAATTCTTTTTTGCTAATCGAATTAGGTACATCAATAACTAATGATATAATATCTGTAAGGTTGTCAATTACCTGTTTAACAACTTCGATATCGTTTTCAATTTGCAATGCAGCTGAAGGGGATATTTCCGCTAGTGGACCTGTTACTTGACTTTTTATTTCCTCTAGAATTGTTATTAAATTTTCGTTGTTTGTTTCATTAACTTCGCTGGCAGATTCTTTGATTGTACTAGTTACTTCACGTTCTGTATCTTGTATTAATGTAGTCGGGTCAAACGGTCTAGGAATAAGAGGAGTTGGAAATTTAAAATTAAATTTTCTATCACGTATATCCTTAGCATTCGCTGATAGTTTATCTAGTCCATTGCCTATTTTATCGGTTACTGTATCACGAACATCATTTAATATATTTTTTGGATTTTCTAATGCAGATACTGTATCATTTATTCGTTCTCTAGCATTTGATACGATATCCTTTGACCTTGCCTTAACATTCTTTACAGCAGTACGTGAGGCAGCAGCTACTCTATTTGTAGTTGTTTTAGCTTTATTTTTTAGTTTCTTTAAAAATCCCATACCTATCTACCAAACCTTCTACCGGAAGTACTATTAGTTTTTTTCTTTCTGTTAAACGGAGTTAACCCAGAACCACTAGATATATCCTTACCTTTTTTACTAATTCTACCTTTTATACTGTTAAAGGTTTCTTTACGTTGTTCACGTTTATCTTTAATAAAATCAATGTTTTCTTTTATTTTATTTTTAATAACTTCAGGTGAATCATATTTTCTAGGAATACTCACAGGAAATATTACCGGAGCTTTTGTTGTAAATCCTTCGTCTGGTTTGAAAAATTCACCTAGTTTACTCGAACCTCCTATTATTTTATCATACAGTCCATCAACAGCATCATAAATTTGTTCACGTACCATAACAGAATTTCTCATCAATTCATTACGTTCTTGTTTGTTTATTGGTAACGGAACGTCTTGGTCTTCTATTACTAAATCAGCTGGTACTTCTACTATGTGATATTTTCCTACATAAGGTAAACCTACTACATTAAATTCCCACCCGTTTGTATTCATATTAAATTTTGTCTTTCTAGACAATATTGTGTTAACTAGTTTACTATATGATTCTGCGTTCGGTGTTGTACCCAAGTCTATTCGTAAATCTATTTCTTCATTTTTTACACTAGAATCACTAACATAAGCTGTGTAAGTACCTGACGTAATATCTATCAAAGAAGATTTGTTTTGGTATTGAGGAATTTCTACTTCAGCTTCGTTTACTGTTTTTGTCCAACGAATTGTGTATGGTGGTTCTCCTGCACTAATCTCTAAACTAATGGACCCGTCTGTACCATTGTGTTCTGTAATGGGGTCCGTTGTTGTTTTTATATCTAATGGATTTGTAGTTAGGTCTACTTGTTCCAACATTAATAATTCTTCGGACTTAGGTAATAATTTTAATTCTTTTCTTTGTCTGTTATATATACCTCCGGTAAAAGCTGTCATTGTTCCGTTGATATTATCCGTATGCCAATCTCCGGAATATATTTCTCCACTTGGTAATACTAATTCCTTTCCAGGTGTGTATAAATTATTTTGTTCATTAGGTTGCACTAATTGATGTCTAGCATCATTGGGTTCTAATATTACAAAACTTTCCGGGTCAACTTCAGGTTTGTTAACAGGAAGTTGGTCATCTCTTAATTGTTCTCTTTTTAATCCTTCATCAATTATATCAATAACATCACTAAATAATCCGGTTTCGTCATTACGATTTTCAAAGAGTTCATTTCCTGAATTTGTAATTAACTCATCTAAATCTTTTAATAACGCTGTTGAAAGTGTGTCTGCAATCTTGTCCGCACTAACAGGTACTTTAAGTTTGTTGATTATTTTTTGTATTGTTTCACTTTCAATTTCATCAAGTACTTCACAGAAATCAGGTTTTATAATTTCATACTTTACCGGCATATCTCGTTCGATATTACTTTTAAGTTTATCAACTATACGTCTAGGGTTTAATTTGTTTAGACCTCCTTGGAATTCATCTCTAAAATCTTCAAACGATTCATCAAATACTTCCGGAAGCCTATCAAGTGCATCACTAATACGGTCTTCTATTAGATTTCGTTTACTGTCTATGGTGTCACGTAAATTATCTTGTATATCGTCTTTTCTGGCTTGTAATTGATTGTTAACTTTTACAGCGGAACGTTTTATAACTTTTTGAACATTCGCAGCTTTAGATTTAACTTTAGTTTTAGCCTTTTTAACTTTACTTTTAACTTTGTTACGTAATTTTTTAAATCTACCCATTATCTAACTACCTTAAAATAAAACCCGTTGTCAAAATACTCCTCATATCCGTTTTCAGTGACTTTAAAAACAAACTTGTAATATCTTTCAGGTAAAAATCCTGTCGTCCATAAATCAAAATAGTTTCCGGTTGCGTCACAACTTACTTTAGTATAATTATCGTCGAACGGAATTATCACATCTTCAGTAACCGTATCTTCTACCGAATAATACGTTGTTGTTGGTAAATATTGTGTATCTCTGTATGCTGAACTTGTAGCAAATGTTTGTTGTGGATACTTTGACCTTCCGGCAACTCGTATTTTTACTTTACTGTTTGTCTTAATATGTTTCTTTAACCCTTTAGTGTAAACAACTTTATTATCCACATTTAATGGTAATAGACTTCCTGTAATAAACGAACTGTTATCCCAAGCAACTTGAAGCTTAGGTAAATAAATAGTGTGTGACTCTTGACTGAAGAACTTTAAGTTTCCAAATTCAGTTGTACTTGCCTCATCACTATCCAATCTTTTAACAATTAACCCATCATTAGGAATTGTTCCTGTCAACCATTTATTTACAATATCAGTAACATCAATACGAGTGTCGGGTGAACTATAATTAAATGACTGACTTGCTTCGTATCCGGAACCCGTGTACCAAACTGCTCCACCACTAGTTAACCCATAACTACCCGTACTATTGCCCGAGTAACTTCCGGTTATCCATTTGTTTACATTGTCACGATATTCCCAACTTACCCCGTCAGTTGTAATTGGTGTATTAAATCTTCTACCGGACCCCATACTCCAACTTTGAGAAACAGGATAAACATATAAATTGTAATCTAAAGGAATCTCAGTACCTTCCATTGCACTTAAAGATAAATAATATCTTGAACCTGAAGATATTTCTGTTGACACAATACTAGCACTTAATTCTGTTAAATCAAACTTTAACATAGCACGAGAAACGTAATTTGCTTTACCGGTACATACAGTTTTGTCTATTTCTAGAATTTGATCTAACCCTGTATTCATTGTACTATTCAGAGTTGTTTCGTAAATAGTAGCATCTTGTACTGAAAATATATTATGTATCATTTATTATCCTTAATCTTTATAATGCTATTGTACGACCTTTTATGTCTTTGTCTAAATATTTTATTTCAAATATACTAGGATCAAGTGAAGGATAAACAACTCCCTCTTTTAATGCTTGGTCTATGTCATATACGTTACCTGAATAACCATCAGCTGTGTTGAACTTGTTGGTTATTTTTACATCTTTAACTGTTTGTACGCCCTCAATCTTATCAAGTTCAACTCTAAGTTTTGATATTAGTATTGGTTGGTTAATTTGCCATTTTTTACTATCAAACAATGATTTTAGTTTATTTATACATCGTAACACAACTTCGTTTGCGTTGGAACTAGGTTGTACAGATACTTCAAACTCAATACCAATGTTAATTATATAAGCATCTTTTATGTTAATGCCATCAGTTAACATTCTGTAACTTGACAAGTATTCTTTTAAGTTTGATTTTATAGCTGGGTTTAATTCCGTTAATTTACCTGACGCATCGTATCCTAACATATACAAGTTCATCGCAAACGGATTTGCTGTTCTACTAGCTTCACCAGCTTCACCAATTGATAATTGATCATCTTGTACCATATAGGCTTTACCAATACTTCCAAATTTAGGAGGTAAACTATATGCACGTACAATGTAATCTTCTTTAGTTACTGCTCTATTTTGACTAGCAAAATTAGCTAATGCATTATTACGTATATCTTCTAATTGTTCTTTACTAGCACCACCTCTTGCTGGTTGTGGGTTTGTACACGCAACAGAACTTTTAACTTGTGATACCAATGTGCCAGGTAACCCTGTTTCATCTAGACTCACGGAAAATGTTAGAATGTCAGTTAATGCATTTGGTCCTACGTTGTCTCCAACTCCTGTACCCGTTGAGTATCGTAAGGTTAACGTTGTGTTTGATGGAGCTACTCCGTAAGTACGAGTATATAAAAAGTTGCTTGGGTCTAATCCTAAATCTATATCTCTGTCATTTCCGGATATTGAACTTCCTACTAAATCGGGATTAGGAATAAGTTCTTCGTCATTGTTATCACTTATACCTGAACCAAATTGTAGTTCCAATCTATTGTTACTTTTGAAATTTGCTATAAAACGGTTAGCAGTTTTCTTTAATTTCAGTAAGTATGGTACCTCATCACTATACCCTGAAAGTTCCGGGTCGTTTTTTGCTATGTTCTTAACAGATTCAAATATTGTGTCTTGTGCTAAGTAAGGCACTTCATACCATTTATTATTATCACTGTCAACCACATCAATAATCTCAATTAAATTATCATCAGTGATAGTTATTTTATCATATGGTTTTGGACTACCAAATGTAAAATCTGTTGTTGTAATTTTACCGGAAGTTGCTTTAACTTGTTTTTTAAGTAAGTACCATTCAGGTGCACCTGTTGTTTCGTTAACAGAATAAACGGTTACTTCTGTTGGACTTAAACTACTTGAATAACTGAAGTCAACTGATTCCATTGTTCTAAATTCTGCTGGTTGTTTTTCCGCCTTAACAATCATATCTTGATTTACAATCATAGCATAGTTCCAATCCGGTACTATGTTTGGACTTGTTCCTGTTGCTGGAATTAATTGGAATACGTCTAACAATACTGATGAAGCTATTGTGTTTTTAGATTTATATCCCATTTGACTTGCAAGTGCCATTACGTTTTTAAGTTCACTTGCTTGACCTAACATACCCTCTTTCAAGTTGTGGTCTGTGTAGTAACTTAATACATCACCCACGTATGCAGCCATCTCAATAAACATCATACCTGGAGAGGACTCATTGAAATCGTTGTAAGTGTTTGGAAAATAGTTGCGACTAAAATCTATTAGATTTTTACGTAAATCTCCGAAATCCCTACCTATATAACTTACGTCTTTACGTACTATATCATTTGCCATTTTATCCTTCTTGTATTGTTACACCACCGCCTGCAGAGAGTTCAAGTGTTATTGTTTTGTTTGCTAAGCCAGGTTCAATTCGTATATCAACTGATATCTTAACAGTATTTTCTTCTGACAGGAGATTAACTTTGTCTACTATGATATATGGTAACCAAATACCAATGTCTTGTTTAACAGATATTTTTAACTTTTGTAACAAATCGGGTGTACTGTTATCAAATAAATAATCCCAACCACTCCAGCCAAATTGTGGTTGCATATAACGTTCACCTTTTTTAGTCAACATCAAGTTTTTTAAATTTGATATTGCTTGGTCTTCCGTTGTATAGTTAAGTTGAAATACACTATTTCTTCCGGCAAAAGGTAACGCAACACCTACAGCTACATCTGGTTCGGTATCAATTGGGTCAAATCTAAATTCTTCTCTTGCACGTGCCATTTAATTACTTCTTCTTATTCATTCCTTTGACTAATTCTGTGTAGTCCCTAGTTAAAGCTTTTGTTACTGCATCCGGTATATTTTGAGTTCTTAATGGTCGTCCTTCTGGATCTGTGGTTGGTAACATTTCTTGTACTGATGGAGTCCCTTGTGAATTAGGAGGTGTCATACCCATTTTCTCAGCCATCATTGCTCTGTAATCTGTTGCGTTTCCACCCATTGGTGCGGAATTACTATTCATTGTTTCTCCACCCATTGTTGGATAGTCAGTGTATTCATCTTCTGCTGGTACATTGTATGAGTTAGCAGTTTCATTTAAAATCCCGTTTAACATTGGATTTTTAGTAAATGTCTTTGTGGTGGGTTGTGGTGATTTACGTCTTTCTTTTTGAAGAACGTTACCCACTAAATCGTCTAGTGAATCTACTTTAGGTTGTGTGGTTTCGTAAACAAGTTCTTGTTTAGGAATTGATTTCTTAATTTCCGCCACAATTTGTTTCTTCATTGTGGTAAGTTCTTTTCGTACGATTTTACCTACTTCTTCTTGTACAACGATTTGTACAATTTTTGCTAGTGTCTTTGCATCCATAATATTATACTTTTAGTTACTAATTAGTTCACTAATAAATATTAAGAAATGAAATTATTAGTTTGGTTTTAAGTCGTCGGGTTTGGTACTTGAATTGTAATCTGCTTTTTTATTTACATATACATACTCACTGTGCCACGTTGCCTTTTGTGAATTGTCTATACCGTAAGTAGTTCTTAGTTTTTGTAATGTAGTGATATTTTCTCCCCAAGGACCTGCACCATCGGGACTAGGTGTTGTACCTGGATATCCGTGGACGTGTGTTGTTAATGTTGTTAATGCGGAATTAACTATGTCCATCAATTCAGCCATACATTTTCGTAAGTCTTCTCCTAGTACAGCAGGTTCACCGTTACCTACCGCATCGTTTCCAATGTTAATAACTCCGCCCGCTATATTAATTCCTCCACCACTACTATCCAATGATATACCTAAGTGACTCGCTAATCCAATACCTCCACCACTCCACATAAATATTTCTTTATTACGTGCATTGAATATAAGTCTGTCTGACGCGAGTATTACTTGTTCACCTTTAAAGGTATTTTGTTCCATACCAATGAAGTCCGAAGCAACGTTATCAGGCGTAGCCTTAGTGACAGCAACTTCCTGTGTGCTTGTCATATAAATAGAACTAGCATCGTAGTCTATGTTCTCAAGTATAAATTTATTTGGTTCGGGCTTACTTTTAAATCCAGCATCTGGTTTTTGTCCGTTACGAATTACAGTGATGGCGTCACCGTGAACTCCATCACCTGTTAACCATTGTGGTGTACCTAATGTGTATTTATCATCTTTATCACCCTTTTTTGTGATAGTACTACCAAGTCTTATTGATTGTCCAAACCTGCCTTCAATTAAAGTATCGCCTTCGTAAACTTGTAATGGTCGCACGTTAGAACTTTCGTTGAAATCTGTTGTCGGGTCATCCGATGCTCCATTTGTTGCGTTACCCGTATTAGCGGTATCAGTACTTCCACCTTTAGTTGACGCTTCCACGGCCGTTACACCTGGAAGTCGATTACTATTAATAGAGGATTGTATATTTAATGTCTGTAAATAATAGTATTCCGGAATGGTTGCTGCCCTAGATGATAAATTGGAAGCTTGAGGCATTATCAATATAATTTCACCTGGTATAGGTGGTTGTTTAAATGTTGCGTCTAGTGGTCGTGCACTAATAGGAAAGTTTGTTTTGTTTGTATTATTTTTATCGTCTAATATACGACATTTTAAACTCCATAATCCTTGAGTGTTTTCGTCAACGTAAACCACATTTCCAACTTCAGCTGCTAACATCATTATTCTTCCTCGTCTTTATTTGGTGGCTTTAGTTTTTTCTTAACATCTTCAATTTGCTTTTGTACTATATTCTCTGCAGTCGAATCTTGAACGTCAGCTTCAATTTCATCTAGTTCGGATAACAGTTGTTTTTTCTCTTCTTCAGTTAACAATGAACCACCTTCAAGCCCAGCGTTCCTGTTGGTACTTCCAATTAAACGTTGTACAATCGCAGCCATTTTAACAATAGCATCGTCGTTACGTATAGCAACTTCCATATATTCTTTGATAAGTGGAACGATAACAGTTGCGTCACCTATATTGGTTATAAGTGGACGCAACTCTCCGATCAACATTTTTATCTGTCTATCCTTTTCAGATGATTTATTATAAATGTCCTGAAAGATATCGTTTAATGATTTACCTTTAAATATTTCGTCGTTGCTATCCATATTAATAATTATAGAAAAAACGGATTAATTGTATTGGTTTGTAATTTACCTGTTGCAACAAATTGTTCAAACTTTTCATTGTATATAGATTTAAGTGTGTTCACTACTTTGGTTACATACTGTTGATCACATCTACTACGTTCTCTGACTAAGACATATAATGCTTTTTTATTATAATCTTCTATTAGTTGTCGATTTCTAAATATTTCCATTACACTATCCGCGATTGAAATATCTCTACGATTATTAAATAAGGTTCCTAGATTTTCATCCACATACCCAATAAACATTTCAACAAATTCTTGTTGGTCAGTTAACATATCCTTGGTTGTTTCTTCCACCATGATATTTCTACTACTGTCCATTTCCAATATGTCACCTGTTATTTTAACTTTAGCGTACGCTTTAATGTTACGTTGAATTAATTCATTTTTAACCATTCTATTAAAGTAACTAAAGGCTTTACCTTTACCCGATTCATACATATGAATTTTTTGAATCATATGTGCTATCAGTTCGTACTTAATATCTTCTGCTGGAAGATCTATATATCCATAATGACCTGTGTTGTAAACTATTTCAGCTAACTTGTAAAACGGATAATGAATAAACCTATTATATATTTTATCCTTCAATCGTTTATCGTCGTCCCCTAGGGAATTATAAGCACATATAGCCATTTCATTAATGTCGGTAAAGTATTTTTTGTTTACTCTTTTACGACCACGTTTTACAGGTGCTTTCAGTGGTGCTTTAACTATTGCTTCTTGTTGTGGATTACTTGGTTTCATCTTCAGTGTTTGTTATTTCGTTTAATTTATATATTACATCCCGAAGGCCTTTAAATACAGAACCTACTTCATCTTCGGACTCAAAAGCTCCTTTCGTATCTAACTCTTTCATTTGGTCGTAGGAGTCGTTAACAGTTAATCGAAAATCTGTTATCCATTGTTCCATTTCCTTAACGTACTCATCAGCTTCGTCAACCGCGTCCTCAGATTTTTCTAGTTTTTGTAACAAGTTAATTATTGTGAGTAGTGCACCACAAAATAACAATACCAATATTATTCCAATTATTTCCATTATTAATTTGTTTTAAATAGTTCGTCAAATGCTGCTGTTGCTGATGCTGATAAAGGTTTCTCTGCTCCTGAAACTTGTTTAGCTACTTTTGGTTTACTAACTTTATTATCTGCTCCGTCTCTATAATTATCTCTCCACTCTTCAAACTCTACTCTTGCTGCCATCATATCTGCTTGGTGTACAATGTATGTCAATGATGATTTTGGTTTGGCCCACCAACCAAATCCACCTGTTAAATAAGGTTTGTTGGAATCGTCATACATACCATCGTGGGTTTTAATTCCAATGTATTCATTCTCAGAAAACGTTACTCCGTTCTCCACAAGTAATAATATACTTCTATCGGGAACAGGCATTTTACCCAGCAGTTCATTGTGACTGTATATTTTACCTTGATTCTTTCTGTGCCAATCACTTGGATTAGGAATGTAATACGGTTGTTCATCTGTACCGTACTTCCCCAAATCATGGTTCAGTGCAACGAATACAATTTCTTCATCTGTACAATCGATTGGACTACCAAACTTTACCCAAAGTTCTTTTACGTCAAGTGCACCTCTAATTACTCTGTTAACGTGTTCTACATATCCACCTGGGAATGCCGAGTGAAATGATTCATTGCCACTTGCAGGCATATATATAATACGTTCTTCTCTGTCTTTGTAAAACTTTAACAGTTTTTCTTTACGTGGTTCTTCAACATAATCAGTTATGTATCCTAAAAATTCATTCCAATTCGCTAATAATTGTTCTGGTGTTAATTCTTTCATTATATATTAATTTTATAGTTTTTAAATTTATTCATATATGTTTCTATTGATGTACCGAAACCGTCTGTTCTTGTTTTTTTACCTTTTGTTCTTAACCATTTTTTAACGTTACTTGGTCCTGCTAAATGTGCTGATGCTAATATACCCGAATGTGTTACTACAATTCCATTTATAGTGTCACCGGTGTGTTTAACTATATGTTTACGTAATATCTTATCGTTATGTTTTAGTAATTTCAACATTGCCTCGTCTTGTAAAGCTTCTGATTTAAGAAACGTTGTGGTTGAAATGTGTTTATACCCTAACCCATTTAACGTTGTTCTACTAAATTGATATTTACCTAACATACCATATTTGTTAACTGTATCAATAATCATTCGAGATTCTTTAAACGCGATTGCATCAATAAATCCGTTAGATGATTTAGGAATAGGTACTACAGATATTGTATTGGTCATATCAACTCCCATTACATTTGATATAGTGTTATCTGATATTGATTTATTTTGTCCTAATGTTAAAGACATAAATACTACTAAGAAAAACTTCTCCATTATCTTACCTTTTTTAAGTCACGTTGTAATTTTTTAATCTGTGACATTATTTTTGCGGCGTAGGTTTTACGAGTTTCTTTTTTATGTTGTCTTTTAAGCTTACCCATTTGTCTAAGAATGTCTTGTTGCTGTTCTGCTTTTTGACCTTTAGTTAACTTGACCTTTTCTTTTTTCTCAATAACTGTTATTTCAAGTGTACCTTTTAATTCAGGTTGTTCTATACCTTTATGATAAACAGTTCCGTCTTTATGTACGTACTCTTTCATAAACGCCCAACCTCTAGGCTTATCAGATTTTTTAACAATTTTTTCTTCAAACGGAACTAAATGTGCTGTACATTTCCAACAAAGTGTTTTTACTGTTTCGTTTGATACTTTTGTCCAATTACCACATAAATGTCCTTTGAAGTAGTTTCCGGTTTCAACACTATTTTGACATATCATATACCGTTGTTTATCTTCGACATAAGATTTATAAGTGTTCCCGTCTTTTGCGGATTTAATAACTACATCCTTAGTTTTTTTGTGTGTAGTTTTTTTAAGATTAATTCTTGCCATAATATTTACTTTTATGATTGTTATTTAATTATTTATATATATACAATATACAACAAATGTTTTAATTATCCAAATCTTTTTGGACGTTTCTTTTTGGTTGTTTCTCCGTAGAAATCTTTTTCTGGTGTAACTTCCTTTTGTGGAATTTCGTCAACAGGAACTTTCTTTGAAGTCCATTCCTTGTATTTATTTTTAGCACGACTTAGTGCACTAGACGTTGTAGCTTCTTGTGTTAAGTCTTCTTTTGGTTGAGTAACTAAATCGTCTGGTGTTAACTGTATAAAATCCTTAGGTCGTTCATTGTCTTCAGGTATTGGATATGGTTTATCAAATTCCATTCCCTCAGGTACAGAAGATATTACTTTCTCTTCATCCCCTATCTTGTTAAATACAACAACCAATATAATAGCAAGTGGGTCAATAATAAACACTAATATAAGAGTAAGGAAGTTAACAATAACATCCATATCTAATCCGGTAAGTCCTGTAATAAACTTCAGTGGTCCTATTTCACTAGCTAGCTCTTCATTGTTGTTTAG